ACCGCTCATCACCGTGGAAATTACGGTTTTTATCGTATTCCACACGATGGAGATGTGGGTTTTAATGCCGTTTACCACTGTCGTGACCACGGTTTTAATGGCATTCCATACCGTTGAAAAAATAGTCTTGATCCCGCCCAGCACAGAGCTGAAGAAGGATTTTATTCCGTTCCATACGGTCGTTGCCGTCGTCTTCAGCCCGTTCCACAGGTTCACCACCGTGGTCTTTATGGCCGTCCAGACAGACGTAAAGGTAGTTTTTATCGTGGTAAGGACCGTAGTGAAGAAGCCGGAGATGGCATTTCACACTGTGGTTGCCACGGACTTTATATTGTTGATGGTATTGGAGAAAAACGTCTTAATGCTGTTCCAGGTATTGGTGAAGAAGGTCTTCACGCTTGTCCATACTGTATCCCAATCCGTACCAAACCAGGAGAGGAACACATTCGCCACACCTTTGAGCGTTTCCAGCACCGTGGAGAAGATGGATTTGATGCCCTCCCAGATCGAGGAAAACACGCTCTTCACCGCTTCCCACGCCCCGGACCAGTTGCCCTGGAAGAGGTTGCTGAACACATCAAAGAGCCCCAGCAGCACATCCAATACCGTGCCGAGCACTGTGGCAATGACCTGGAAAGCGCCTTCGAATACCGGGGCCAGCACCTCGCAGAACTTATTCCACACCGCCTTGATGACCTCGGTAATGTCCTTGAAGGAAAAGCCCAGCGCGTTCAGCCGCTCCACGATGCCCTGGGAGAATGCCTGGAACTTGGCCTTCAGTCCATCCCAGATGGCCGTGATCTTATTGCGGAATTCCTCGTTGTTCTTCCACAGGTTCACAAAGGCTGCGACCAGAACAGCAATGACGGCGACCACTGCCAGCACCGTGCCGGACACACCGGCGAGAGCGGCCTTCAGCGCATTGATTACGCCTCCGCTCTTCTTGACGTAGCTGGACACTTTCAGGATGCCCTTGCCGAACTTGGCAAAGCCCTTCATAGCTGTGCCGACCTTCGTGACGACTGTACCGAGCACGACCAGCAGCGGGCCAATGGCAGCCGCAAGAGCCGCGACCTTCAGGATGGTCTTCTTCTGTGCCTCGCTCATGCCGTTCAGCTTGTCCACGAAGGCTTGCACCTTGCTCACCACTGCACGGATGGCGGGCATCAGCAGCTCACCGAAAGAGATCGCCAGCTCTTCCAACTGGGATTTCAGGATGGTCAGCTGGCCTTTCAGGTTATCCTGCATAGTCGCCGCCATCTTTTCGGAGACGCCATTGTATTCCTCCACCCATTCGATGCCCTTTTCCAGCGCCTCGGACATGGGAATGATCGCCCCGTCCTTGGTCTTGACAAAGGTATCTGAGCAGGAGTCGATTGCGCCGGAAAGCTTGTCGATATCCTCTGGAGCCGCATTCATCAGCGCCAGAAAACCGGACATGGCATTCTTGCCAACCAGGGCTTCCGCCGCATTGGCCTTCTCCGATTCAGTCATCTGCGCAAAAGCGCCCCGACAGTCGGAAAGGATATCCGAAAGATCTCTCATGGAGCCGTCCGCATTGGTGGTCTGGATCGTCACGTCACCGAGGGCCTTGCCGGAGAGCTTCACTTCACCGGTCAGGTTGTTCATGATGGTACGAAGGGCCGTTCCTGCCTGACTGCCCTTGATACCGCTGTTTGCCATCAGACCAATGGCTTCCGCCGTATCCTCTGCAGAGAAACCAAGAGCACCGGCAATAGGCGCACAGTACTTGAAGGTTTCGCCCATCATGGACACATTGGTATTAGCGTTGGAAGAAGCTGCCGCCAGGATATCCGCGAAGTGGCCGGAGTCCTCTGCTTTCAACCCGAAAGCGGTCAGAGCATCCGTCACAATGTCCGATGTTGTCGCCAGGTCTTCACCGGAAGCCGCCGCAAGGCTCATGATGCCATCGATACCGGAAACCATATCCCCGGTCTTCCAACCGGCCATGGCCATATACTCGAAAGCGGAAGCCGCCTCCGTTGCAGAGAACTTGGTCTTGGCTCCCATCTCGCGGGCTTTCGTGCGCAGGGCATCCAGATCATCCCCGGTTGCGCCGGAAATGGCGGACACTTTAGACATGCCCTCATCAAAGTCTGCAGCGGTCTTCACAGCCGCCGTGCCGAGCCCAACGATAGGTGCGGTCACAGTTTTTGTGAGTGTGGAGCCCACAGAGGTGATCTTCCCGCCGACTTCCTCAAACTTCCCTCCAACCTCTTCGATTTTCGCCAGGGTCGCATTGGTGGAGGATGCTTGAGTTTCAAGCTGCTTTAGCTGCTGTTCCGTCTCCTGGATCTCTCGCTGTAGGGCGTCATACTGCTCCTGGGTAATCTCACCCTTCTGGAGCTGCTCGTTTGCCTGCTCCGCTGCTGTCTTCAGGGTGGCCAGCTTCTCCTTGGTCTCGGAGATCGCCTGTGTCAGCAGTTTTTGCTTCTGCGACAGAAGCTCGGTATTGGAGGGATCGAGCTTGAGGAGCTTCTCCACGTCTTTCAGCTGGGACTGCGTACTCTTGATTTCTTTATTGACTCCCTGCAACGCGGAGGAGAGCTTTGTGGTATCGCCGCCAATTTCAACGGTGATTCCTTGAATCCGTCCAGCCATGCGATCCCTCCTTTCTGCCCATCATGGGCGTGTTATTCAGCCTCTGTGGGCTGTAAAAAAGGAACTGACGGATATTGCTCCATCAGCTCCCTTGTCCTTTTCCGATTCTTTTGTTTGAGTGTCTCTGCGTTCCGGAGGAACTTCTCCGTGCATCGCTGCTTCTGAATGAGAAGCCGCATTCGGTTATACCCCGCGATGTCCTTTCGGAGCGCCTCGTCCGTTACGCACACCGGGTACACCACACCACACTCCGGGCAACGGAAAAAGGTGTGCTCGATCTCACCATCCCGAAGCGTTTCCGGCTGCGGATGGATCTCCGCTTTGCACTTATCACAGATGATCTGCATTGGCTCTTTTCCTCTGAACTTTCGCAGTAATTTTGATTTACTGCTGATTTAATGAAATCCGTTTTTGTGCATGAAAAAACCCTGCCAGTGTCCACCAGCAGGGTCTATCTGAAATTTGTGCGGCAATCCGCAATTTTTTCTCAAGTGTTAGTTATCTGGAAATGAGACTCTCATCCAGCAGGAAATCCTCAATGCCGACATACTGAATGCCATTATCATCCCGCCACGGTTTCACATAATCTTTCACGACGACGATTTTCTTGAATGAATCAGGAATTCTTATCAGAGAAGCAATCTCCTGCTCCTTCTTTTCCGGATCATCGATAGTTAATGCGGATTGAATATAGTATCGTTCATCGCCCCGGTTTACAACAAAGTCTACTTCCAGCTGTTTGCGGATGTTCTTTCCTGAATCATCCCTCGTATTCTGCTCAATCACACCGACATCCACGTCAAAACCCCGCCGAATCAAATCATTGTAGAGGACATTCTCCATCAGGTGCGTTTCTTCCAATTGTCTGAAACCAAGTCTTGCATTCCTTAGACCAGGATCAGAGTAGTAGTACTTGACGGGCGTCTTGATATACTTCCGCCCCTTTACATCGTACCGCTCTGCTTTTTGGATCAGGAATGCTTCCATGAAATATCCAATATAGGTATCGATGGTATCTGGCGCAATCCGAATCTGCCGCTCACTGGCAAACGTATTTGACAGCCTGCTTGGATTTGTCAGGGAGCCGATGCCGGATGCAAGCACATTCAGGAGGATCTCCAGAACTTCCGCATCATTGTTTATCTGATGGCGCTCCAGAACGTCTTTGATATACGTCCTGTTGAACAGATCCCGCAGGTAACGGCTTTTCTCCTCATGAGATTCCATCGTCCACACCAGCGGCATACCGCCATAGGTGTAGTAATCGCGCCATGCTCCGCGCTTATCACCCTCATATTGCTCGTAGACTTCCGCAAAGGACAGCGGATTGACTCGGATTTCATCTCCCCTGTCTCGGAACTGGGTCAAAATGTCTGATGAGAGCATTTTGGAGTTGCTTCCCGTCACGTAAATATCGGCACTCGGGATCTTCATCAGCCCAAGCACTACATCGATGAAAGTGAGTTTCTCATTCGGGTCATCCACATACGGGTTGGGAATTTCAGTTACAAACTGGATTTCATCGATAAATACATAGTAGCGTTTACTTTTATCCGGCATCCGCTCCTTCACGACTTTGTTCAGCTCAAAGGGATTGCGATATTTTGCATTATCGATCTCGTCCAGAGCAAGTCCCACGATTTGGTCTTCTCCTACACCATGATCCAGGAGATACTGACGGTAAAGGGTGAACAGAAGGTAGGATTTCCCGCTCCGGCGAAGACCTGTAATGACTTTGATCCGGCCATTGTCCTTTTTCCGGATCAGCTGATCCATATATTGTTTTCTTGCATACTGCATTGATACAACCTCCATGAAATTTTTGCGGCATCCGCATTTTTTTCACGAGGCTATTATACCACAGAACATGTGACCATAGCAAGCCATACATCTGAAATTTTTGCGGCATCCGCAATTTTTTCAGTTATATCCGGTCCATATCAGCCTGGGTCGCTTCCTCGCGCCAGTGAATCTCATCCCGGCTGTGCTCATGGAACATGTCGTTCACGGAGCCGATGGTCAAAAGGTCCAGGTCAGCGATACTAAGCCCCAGCTGCACACAGCGGAGCATAAACAGAGCAGTCGTCATTGGCCGCTCTGTCTTCCTTAGTTTTTTCTTGCGGGCACGGTGGTCTTGATGTTCATGCCCCACAGGTCGATCAGCTCCGGAAGGATCTGATAAATGCTGAAGGTGTCGAACTGGTCAAGCCATTCGTCCGGGCTATCGTACTTCTCGTCCGGGTGCGCGGCGCAGTACATGACGAAGCTCAGATCCTCAAACATCTCCAGGGAGAAGCCGTCCAGGGAGGAAGCCTCCTCGTCCTGATCCTTGATGGCGTCGTTCAGAGCCATCAAGTCCTTGTACACGTCCCTGCCGAACTTGTTTCTATAGATACGGGGAATGGCAGCAGAAGCCTTGAACTCCACCTGCTTGCCGTCGATCTCTATTTTCTTGGTCACTGCCATAGGTTTTTATCCTCCAATCAGGTATTCATGTAGAGCTGGCAGGGAGTGTTTCATCCCTGCCGTTTTCGTCTCAGCCCGCAGGCTGATCTTCGCCGTCGTTCTCGCCGGACTCATCCTCGGGTTCCTCTGAAGCGGGCGGCATATAAACCTCGTCGTACCAGGCATCGTACACAGCCTTGCTGGTATTCTCGCCGGTCTTGGCCTTCACATAGCCGTTTGTCAGCGCGGAAGCGATAATGGACAGCTCCTCGGTCTGGACGTCCTTCTCGTCTTCCTTGGTGTCGCCTTCCGCAGAGGGGCGGGACGCGCTGCAGCAGTAGAACACATGACGGATCGCTTTCTGATCGCCGGTGAACTCAAACAGCAGGGCAAAACGCTCGAAGGTGTTGTCCGCGTTCTCCAGCAGCACACCGTTGGCGTCCTCTTCCTCGTGCAGGATGTCCTTCAGGAACTCCTCCGGGATCAGGGCCAGTTCCAGGTCACCCTCGTAACCGGCGTTGTTGTTGAGAACCACATACACGATATCGTCGGCGTAGAAGTTCTCGCTCTCGCCCTCGGGATCAAGGCCGATGGAAACCGCGCCAGGCAAGCGTACCGGCTTGCCATAGGTCACATTGCCGTCTTCGTCGAAGGTTGCCTTTGCGTAATAGCAATTCTTCAGACCGAAGCGGACCTTGTTTTTCTTCTTGCTCATGGGTTATCCTCACTTTCTGACCCTTCCGGGCCTTCTTCGTATTGGAGGTCAATCGTGACCTCGTACAGCACTTCGTACATCTTCTCTTCCTCGATCCACACTTCTGACTTATGGAAGAACAGCTCATGCTCCGTCAGGAGCTTCTCCACCCTGGCTTCCAGGGGCGGGTTCTTCTCATCCGTGTACAGCTCGATGTCGAGGTGATGGAGCTGGTAATACACGGTATCGTCCGCGCCAATGGGAACGTTCTGCGGATAAAGGAAGCAGACAAAAGGTGGGTCCGGAGACTCGCCCTCTGCAAAGTGGTCATATGCGACGGGAAGGGACATCTCCTCCAGCATCGCCATTACATCTTCATGCGTCATATCGTCACCCCTTCAGCGCCTTCTCGATCAGATCTTCCAGCATTTCGATGCCCATCTCCTCCGCAGGCGCGATATGAGGAATAGCCCGGACCCGACCGCCGCCCCGCTTGGCATGTCCTTTCTCCAGCAGGTGAGACAGCATGTAGCGATTAGGCGAATACACCGTCTGCTCCAGACTTTGGCTGCTCTCCGCCGTAGTCTTGACCTTCCAGCTCTTTGCGTAGCGGCCCGTCCTCACAGGTGCGGAGCCGTTGATCTGGTCCTTCACCGCCTTGGAGGTCTTCCTGACGGCAGACTTCACGCCCTGGGAGGAGAGATTTGCATACTCCTCCAGCCCTTCGTTGATGGCTGCCGCCATCTCGTCAATGCTCACTGTCCTGCTCATACTGCACCGCCCTTCTTCTGCAGCTTGCAGACAATCCGGATAGTTTTCTTCTGGTAATTCATGAAATCCACGGACTGGATG